TGAAATAATGGCAATAGAAAGCAAAAGTAAAAATGAAAGGTTTGACGTAAATAAAAAATTTTTACTAGATTTTCATAACAACGTTTTATCTGAAAAAAAAGAAGGTAAAGAAGGGAAAAAAACTGTTACTATGAAAATAGTTTCTGTTGGAACTGCTAGCGACAAACACTATCTTTTACCAAGCTATGACCCAGAAACAGGAAAAGTAATAAAAGATAGAGAAGAATTAATTGGCAAATATATGCCTTTAATAAAATCAGGAAAAATAAAAAGTTATAACAGTCCAGAAGAAGCAGAAATAGATAGAAGCATTATATACCCTCAAATTGTAGGAACAAAAAATGGCAATTGAAAAAAGTATCGAAAGAGAAGAGAAAATTGACTTGGGAGTCGAAGACCAATCAAATGAAATTAAATTAAAAGTTGAAGAAGAACAAGAAGACTTAGGTGAAGGCGTACTTCAGGAAGATGGCTCTGTGATATTCGGAGCCATGACTGAAATTACTGAACTTGATACATCTTTTGAAAGCAATCTGGCTGAAGTCATTGATGAGATGGAACTGATGCTTATTGCTTCAGAAATAGAAGAGTATTTCGAAGAAGACCGTCAATCCCGTCAAGATTGGGAAAAAACCTATACCGATGGCCTGAAATACTTAGGCATGAAGTTTGATGACGAAAGAAGTGAGCCATTTGAAGGTGCTTCTGGTGTTATTCACCCCCTATTGTCTGAATCGGTCACACAATTCCAAGCCCAAGCCTACAAAGAACTATTGCCAGCCAGTGGCCCAGTTAAAACTCAAATAGTCGGCGACAACGACATTGAAAAAGAAAAGCAAGCCCAAAGAGTCAAAGATTACATGAATTATGAAATCATGGTCAAGATGGAAGAGTATGACCCTGAGCTCGACCAACTCTTGTTTTACTTACCTCTATCAGGGTCAGCTTTTAAGAAAGTCTATTACGACCAAAACTTAGGACGAGCAGTTTCTAAGTTTGTGCCTTCCGAAGATTTATATGTGCCTTACGGTGCTACCGACATACTAAGCTCACCACGAGTAACTCATTTGGTGAAGATGCCAGAGAACGAAGTTAAAAAATTAATGTCGGTTGGTTTTTATCGTGATGTGCCTTTAATGCCCGGTTATGGCCAAGAGTCCGACATAGACGAAGAGATAGATGAACTATCAGGCATGAGAGGTCAAAATGAAATGGTTGAACTTTTAGAATGCCATTGCGATTTAGACATTCCCGGTTTTGAAGACACCAATGAAGATGGTGCAACTGGTATTAAATTGCCTTACATCGTTACCATTTGCAAAGACAATGGCCAAGTTTTATCCATTAGAAGAAATTTCAATCCAGATGACCCATTAAAGAAAAAGATTAATTATTTTGTGCATTATAAATTCCTACCCGGTTTAGGTTTTTATGGTTTTGGTTTAACGCACATGATTGGTGGTTTGTCCAAAGCATCAACTTCAATACTAAGACAATTGATAGATGCAGGCACACTAGCCAATTTACCTGCAGGGTTTAAAGCTAGAGGTGTTAGAGTCAGAGACGACGACACCCCATTGCAACCCGGCGAATTTAGAGATGTAGATGCTCCCGGTGGTTCTCTTAGAGACTCCCTTATCCCACTCCCATTCAAGGAGCCATCGGGGACTTTACTTTCCTTATTAGGATTGTTAGTTGATTCTGGTAAAAGGTTTGCTGCCATAGCCGATATGCAAGTTGGCGATGCCAACCAAGCCATGCCAGTCGGGACAACCATAGCTTTATTGGAAAAAGGCACCAAAGTTATGTCGGCCATACACAAAAGAATGCATTATGCTCAAAAAATTGAGTTTAAATTACTAGCCAAGATATTTGGTGAACAGTTACCAGAAATATACCCATACGAAGTAGCTGGTGCCGATAGAGCAGTCAAAAAGTCAGACTTTGATGACCGAGTTGACATCGTTCCAGTTTCAGACCCTAACATTTTTTCTATGTCGCAACGTATTATGCTGGCACAAGAAAGGTTACAATTGGTCAATAGCAACCCTAACGTCCATTCACAAGAAGGTATTTACGAAGCTTATCGAGATATGTATGCCTCTTTAGGTGTTGAGGACCCAGACCGTTATTTAAAACAACCAGAAGAACAAGTCCCAACCGACCCAGTAACAGAAAATGCCAACTTAATGATTAAAGGCATTGAACCAAAAGCATTTAAAGAACAAAATCACGATGCTCACATTCAAGTACACATGGCTTTTATGAGCACACCTTTGGTCCAACAAAATCCACAAGGTATGGGAATGTTACAAGCCCACATATTTGAGCACATGGTATTTAAAGCCGAACTAGAAATAGAAGCTCAACTAGCCAACCCAGAAATACAACAACAGTTGGCAGGATTGTCCGATGATGAATTTGCTTTACAGTACGATAATATGAAGGCTATGAACTTGGCTCAACAGATGGGGCAGTTTGCTCAATCATTACAACCACCTCAACAGCCTGACCCACTTGTACAACTAAGGCAACAAGAGTTAGAATTAAGAGCACAGGACATTCAACGTAAAGCTCAGAAAGACCAATTGGATGCACAAATCGACCAGCAAGAAAATCTGGACGATGCCCAGTTAGCTGAACAGCGACTACAACAGAATGCTGCAATCCAAGCTGAAAGGATTAGGCTTGCTCAAGAAAGGCTCGACCAAGCAGAGCGATTTAAATTATTTGATATACAAAGAGGTAAATAATGGCTAAAGATAAAGTGTCTAAAAAAATATCTTTATTACGCTCTGAGGGTAAACCTCAGAAACAAGCCGTTGCTATTGCTTTGGATATGCAAAGAAGAAAAAAATTAAACACAGGAGGAAATGTGGAAAATAAAAAATTCAAAAACGGCGTTGACATCAAAGGTCAAGGTATGGTCCCTTATGCTTCATCCGAAAAAATTAAGGTATCAGATAAACCAGAACCCGGTATGGGCAGTGGCGTAAGTCGAGCTAAAGGTATAGCAGAAAGAGGATTTAAGTTTAAAGGTATTTTTTAAGCTATGAACTACGAAGGCTACATTAATGCTGGTTTAACAGCTGAACAAGCTGAAGAACTTATGCGTATGGCAGAATTAGGTGCTTCTGCTGAAGAACTTGATAGAGTCTTCCAAAGATATCTTGCTTTCAATACTGGAACAGATACCAGTATTTTTACTGCTTCTTATTTAAGAGATTTATACCCGCAATTTACCGATGACCAAATAAATTCAATTTTAAACATGGTGTCTCAAGGAGCACCTTATGGAGCAGTTGAACAATACATCAATTCATTGGCTTTTGGCAATAACGAAGGCGGCGGCGGCACAGAAGGTGGCGGTGGCACTTCAGGTGGCACTTCAGGCGGAGGCACGGCAGTAGATTCAGACTTACAAGCCTTTTTACAATCATTTGTTGGTTCCTTTGCTGGCGGGATAACAGAAGAACAACAACAAAGAGCTGCAGAAATGCAGAAGTTTTATCAAGATTACTACAGAGCTTTAGCAGGCGAAGGAGTAACTGAAGTGTACAATCCAATGACTGGAGAAATGGTGCCAATAGAAGGCTCTGGTTTGTATGCTGAACAACAATACGGCACAGGCTTACCTTATTTTGGTTACCAAGCAGGTCCGGGAGGCTATGGGCAGGTTGGAGATATAGCAGGAATCGGGCAATTTTTTGCACCAACATTCACTGTTGACCCAACACAATTTTATGGGCAACAAACACCAGACCCAACTCCTCCTCCAGTACCAACACCAGCACCAACAATGCCGCCTATAACAGACCCGCCAGAGCCTATGCCAACACCTGAGCCTACACAAGCTCCAACTCCACCACCATACATTGAACCAACACCAGAGCCAACTACTGCTCCTGAGCCAACCCCTGCACCTACACCTTCTCCCACACCGGGTCCTACACCTGAACCAGAGGGTTTTTATATGCCAGAGGGTGTAACTTATGCAGATTTAGATTTAGCAGACAGGCTACGTATAGCTAGAGATTTTGGCGGAGTATATTTTGATTTTGCAGGCAATCGTTATGAAATGAGTCCCGAAGATTACGATTACTACTTTAACTATGGGCAACCTATGCCAACTCCTGAACCTACTCCGGAACCAACACCAGCCCCAACACCAGCTCCTACACCTGCTCCAACTCCAGCACCTACGCCAGAGCCTACCCCGTTTCCTACAGCACCACCTCAACCACCTGAGGTAACTCCACCACCTATGTGTTTTGTGGCTGGTACCAAAGTTGATATGGCCGATGGCAGTCAGAAAAATATTGAAAACATCAAAGTTGGCGACAAGGTTAAAGCACAAGATAATCAAGAAGATGAAGTCTGTTATGTGCATGATATTCCAAAAGCACAAAGAAAATTATGGACCATTAACGATAGAATTACTGCTACCGAAGCCCACGCATTTTTAACAAAAGATGGGTGGAAGTCCAACAATCCAGAGCTATCACAACAAGGCTACAAAGACTACGACATTGAGATTGGTAAATTAGAAGTTGGTGATAAGCTAATCACAGACGATGGCGTTGAAATAATTAGAAAGTTAGATGAATCAGAAGATTTGTTAAAAGTTTATAACTTTACTACAAACTCTACTCATACTTATTTAGTTGATGGCGTTGTTTCACACAACAAACTTCCTCCAATGCCACCACCACCGCCAACTCCGGAACCAACACCGGAACCAACTCCAGAGCCAACTCCTGAGCCAACTTTGCCACCAGAACCTACACCGGCACCTACACTGCCGCCGTTGCCACCTATACCAGAACCAACACCATCACCAACATATCCACCTTATGGGCCTCCTGAAAAACAATTGCCAGACCCATTTGATACATCAATAATGCCACCTATGCCAGCACAACCGGGCCCTACAGAACCAAAAGGACCGGGAGACATGGGTCCAATGGGCGGAGCTATGGGGCCAATGGGAGCCACTCCTGCCACGGCACCTGCCCCTCAAGAACCATTGTACGATGTGCAATTAACTCCCGAGCAAGAGGAAATACTTAAAGCTCAAATCAGAGCCCAACTAAACCAACAGTTTCCAACTTTATCTGGCTTACAAGGAGCAGCTGCGGGCTTAGGACAATTCTTTAAAAGATAAATAATTTAAGCAAACTTGACATTACTTTAAATCATCATATATGATTGCCTGTAATGGATGGTTTATACATCGCAAAGAAAGTTTTGAAAGAGATTAGAGAAGCAAGAACAAGCATCTCTGAAACCCTAATGTCGGGAGGCATTAAAGATATGGCTCATTATCAGTTCTTAGTAGGAGAAAATACAGGTCTTTCTTCTATAGAACGCTTTATAAAAGACCTGCTTAGGAGAAATGATGAGCGATACGAAGACGACTTCGAAAATTGACGATGCTTATGTCGATTCTAGTGATTTAGTATTAGACCCGAGCAAACTCGATAAATCCCTTATAGAACGTTTACCAAATCCATCTGGATGGCGGCTATTAATATTGCCTTATCGTGGCAAAGGCCAGACCGAAGGTGGCATTCAATTGGTAAAGGAAACCATAGATAGAGAAGGTGCAGCAACTGTGACAGGATATGTCTTGAAAGTTGGACCTCTTGCATATAAAGACGACAAGTTTGATAAACCTTGGTGTAAGGAAGGCGACTGGATTATATTTGGTCGATATTCCGGACTAAGATTTAGGCTTGAAGACGATGCCGAATGCAGAATAATTAATGATGACGATGTTATTGGAACCATCGGACATCCAGACGACATTAAAACTTTATAGGAGAAAAAATGAGTGAAGAAGCAAAAGCTGTTGTTGTTGAAGAAGAACAAGTTGAAGAGCAACAAGAAGAGCAATTAGAAGCAGATGATTCTAGCGATGATTCTGATGAAGACCGATTACAGAAACACGATTCAGGCGTTCAAAAAAGAATAAATGAATTGACAAGGAAATGGCGTGAAGAAGAAAGAGCAAGAGTATCTGCTTATAACTACGCCCAACAACTTAAGAAAGAAAACGATGACCTTAAAAATAAATACAACAGTTTAGATACAGGCTATCAAAAAGAATACGAAGCTAGAATTACATCGCAATTTAACGATGCTAAGACTTTGTATAAGTCAGCCCATGAATCAGGCGATGTTGATAAAATGGTTGAGGCTCAAAGTTTAATTTCACAACTGTCTATTGAAAAAGAAAGGTTAAGATTGGCTAAACAACAAGCCGAATCAGCAGCCGCAGCACCAGCTGCAGCACCAAGCAATCAACCAATTCCACAAAACTACCAACAGCCAAGAACTGTACAGCCTGATGAAAAGGCTTTACAATGGGCTGAGAAGAACAAATGGTTTGGTGAAGACAGAGTAATGACCAACGGAGCCAAAGCCATACATGAAGATTTGGTGAATGAAGGATTTGACCCAAAATCCGATGAATATTACACTGAAATAGACAAGAGGTTGAAAGAAAATTTCCCTCAAAAGTTCACTAAGCAACGGGCATCCCAGACTGTTGCAGGTGCTAGTAGAATTTCAACTGGGGCTAAAGGTAAAGAAGTGCGATTGTCACCTTCCGAGGTAGCAATGGCAAAAAAGTTAAACGTACCGCTTGAAGAGTACGCAAAATTTGTTAAGAGGTAAAAAAATGGCTGAAAGAGATAACAATGGAAGATTCGTCAGCAACAGAACACCACGTTCTGCGGAAACTAGAGATACCAAAGCTAGGAAAAAAGTTTGGGCTCCTGCATCATCGTTGGATACACCAACTCCTCCAGATGGCATTAAGTACAGATGGATAAGAGCTGAATATCTAGGCAATGAAGATAGGAAAAACGTCTCAATGAAATTTAGGGAAGGCTGGGAGCTTGTGCGACCAGAAGAAGTTCCAAATTTTGAGATGCCGATAATGGAGGATGGAAAACACTCAGGATACATTGGTGTCGGTGGATTAATGCTTTGTAAAATAGATGAAGATTTAATCAGCCAAAGAAATAAGTATTATCAGAATAAAACTGAATTACAGATGGAAGCGGTTGACAATAATCTAATGAAAGAAGCACATCCAAGTATGCCAATCTCGAAACCCGAAAGGCAATCGAGAGTTTCCTTCGGTGGTAGACCATCTAAAGATTAATTGTTTGATTTATAGGAGACTTAAATGGCAAACTCAGATAATCCATCAGGTTTTAGACTTGTTGGGTCACTAGGGTCAGGCGTACAGAATCACGGTCAATCCGAATATGCTGTAGCATCTGACAATAGTAATAATATATTTATGGGCGACCCTGTTAAGATGTTAAGCTCTGGAAAAATTGACGTTGCAACTGCCTCAAGCGACAAAGTTTTAGGTATTTTCAACGGATGTTTCTTTACAGATGCCGTCTCAGGAAAACCCACTTATTCGAAATTAAAGTCATCGTCCAACGTGGCGAGTGACATTGTGGCTTCTGTCATAGATGACAAAAGTGCTTTGTATGAAGTTCAATCATCATCAGCATTGGGTCAAACCAATGTTGGTAATACGGTTGTTATTGCTTATACCTCAGGTGATACCTCAATAGGTATTTCCAAAGCAGAAGTTGATTCTGCTGGTACATCAGCTCTTGGTCAGTTTAAAGTCGTAAGATTTTCACAAGACCCAGAAAATGAAAAAGGTGCAGTAAACACTAAGGTGATTGTTTCTCTAAACCAATCATTCTACAATGACGGCTCTGCCGGCGTATAAGGAGGATAATTAAATGGCTATTTCAAGAAGTCAATTAGTAAAAGAGCTAGAACCCGGTTTGAATGCTCTCTTCGGTCTTGAGTACAACAGGTACGAAAAAGAACACGAAGAAATCTATGAGCAAGAGTCATCCGATAGAGCTTTTGAAGAAGAAGTAATGTTAACAGGCTTTGGTAATGCCCCTGTGAAATCAGAGGGTGCTGGAGTATCATTTGATAATGCTGCAGAAGCATATACATCAAGATACAACCACGAAACCATAGCTTTAGCGTTTGCTTTAACTGAAGAAGCTGTTGAAGATAACTTGTATGATAGATTAGGTGCTAGATACACCAAAGCATTAGCAAGGTCTATGGCTCATACAAAACAAATTAAGTCAGCATCTGTACTAAACAATGCGTTTAGTTCAAGTGTTACTTATGGTGATGGAAAAGAGCTTTGTGCTACAGACCACCCATTAGCATTTGGCGGTTCTTTTAGAAATGAACCTTCAACACCTGCTGATTTAAATGAAACATCTTTAGAAAACGCTTTAATTGATATTTCTCAGTATGAAGATGAAAGAGGTTTGGTATTAGCTATCCAAGGTAGCAAATTGATTGTTCCACCAGAACTTCAGTTTGTTGCTGAAAGATTGATGAAATCAGAATTAAGAGTTAGCACATCTGATAACGATATTAACGCTATCAGAAGTTCAGGAATGTTACCTGATGGTTATGTAATTAACCACTTCCTAACAGACCCTGATGCTTTCTTCATTAAGACTGATGCACCAAACGGTTTCAAATACTTCGAAAGAACACCTCTCCAAACTTCAATGGAAGGCGATTTCGATACTGGAAACGTTAGATTTAAAGCTAGAGAAAGATATTCATTTGGGGTTTCTGACCCAAGATGTGTATTCGGTTCTCCGGGTGCAGCATAAAACATCTTTTGTTTGTTTTGAGGGAGACTTCGGTCTCCCTTTTTTTTTATTAAAAAATCCCTATAATTAAATTGTTGATGCTCAGGTGAGGTCAACACTAACTTGTAAGTTGCTTTAAGGAGGACTTATGTATAATTTAAATCCGTTACTAACACGTCAGGTGTTAGGTTTTGAAAAACTATTTGACCGACTAGAAAGACTTTCTAAAGAGTCTCAACCTAGTTACCCCCCGTATAATATTCGCAAAGATGGCGATAAGATTTATGTCGAATTGGCTGTAGCAGGCCTGTCAAAAGACGACATAAATATTGAATTGGTCGAAGGCACTCTGAATATTTCCCATGAGAGCAAAGTTTCCGATAAGGAATATATGCATCGTGGTATTGCTGAAAGAGACTTTAGATTGCAGTTCACTTTAGCTGAATACATTGAAGTTAAAGGGGCTAAATTAGAAAATGGTTTACTAATTATTGATTTGGAAAAAGTGATTCCAGAAGATAAAAAACCAAAAGCTATTAAAATCAAATAGTGCGGAGAGGCTTTATGCCTCTCTTTTTTTCAGTTATACTTAAATTTCTAGGTATTAATCAACCCTCTGTCGACTGACCTAGCAGACAAGCCAAGACGACAGTATTAAGGAGGCAAATATGGCAAACTCAACTTTTTCAGGTCCAGTAAGGTCCGAAAATGGTTTTAAATCCGTTAGTAAAAACAGCTCAACTGGTGCTGTAACTGAAATTATTACATATGGTGAGGCTCCAGTAGCATTAGCCGATGGTAATGTATCTTTAACAAACGCTGTTCACAGTGGTCGTGTATTAATCGTACCAGATGGTGGTCAAGACAATACTTATTCATTGCCTAGCCCAGTAGCTGGTTCAAGCTTTCAATTTGTTTATGGTGGTTTAGCTGCAGATGCAACTGATTTTATTATAGACTCAGGTTCAGATACCAATTATTTTATTGGTAACGTAGCTTTTAATGATACCGATGATGGAGCAGCTTCTGTAGTTTTTTCAGATGGCAACTCAAACAGTAAATTACAAGTAAACGTTCCCGGTTCTGCAGTAATTAATGTAGTAGCTAAAGATAGCACTAACTGGTATGTATGGGGTTCCGTAACAGGAGCAACAGCTCCAGCATTTGCTGACCAGTAATAGGAGGATAAATGGCAGACGTAGTAACATCACAAACCATTCAAGACGGTGAAAGACTTGCTGTTTTGAAATTTACCAATATTAGTGATGGAACAGGAGAAAGTGCCGTTAAGAAAGTTGACGTTTCAGCTTTAGCAGCAGATGTTAAAGGACAAGCTTGTTCAAGTGTTGCCATCAATAGAATTTGGTGGCAATGCGTAGGTATGGGCGTAGAGCTTGAATTTGATGCCACAGCCAATGTTTTAGCCATTGGTTTATCACCAGATTCAAATGGTTATCACGACTATTCTAGCTTTACGGGTATTCCTAATAATGCAGGTTCAGGAAAAACTGGAGACATAGACTTTTCTACTATTGGAGCTAGTTCAGGAGATACTTATACGGTAATTCTTGAATTAGTGAAGAAGTATGGCTAATCGTGCTGAAATCTCCTCGATTTCACGAGTAGGAACTTCTGAACCCTTTGAGCTTCAAGTCTCAAGGGGTCAGATTTCTTATCACGAACCCGTACACAAATTTGGTTTTAATTCTGCTGTAGATACCACTTTAGCAACCGTATGGCTTCAAGGTGGTTTATATTCATATTTAAGTTCAGCTTCAACTCTTTATATATCTAGCTCTTCTGCTAATGATACAGCAGCAGGTACTGGTGCAAGAACTGTAACAGTATCTGGTTTAGATAATAATTTTGATGAAAAAACAGAAACTGTAAGTTTAGATGGTCAAACAGGTGTTGAATTAAATGGCAGCACTTGGTTTAGAGTTAATAGAATTGTAGTAAATACTGCTGGGACTGGCGGTGGTAATGCTGGTGTTTTATATGTGGGAACAGAAGCAACACCTTCAGGTGGAGTGCCTACCAACAAATACGCTACAGTAGGTATAGGCGACAATCAAACTCTAATGATGACCTATACCATACCCAGAGGCTATACTGGTTATATTACTCAAAAAGATGTATCGGCATCTTCTTCGGCAGGTAAATTCGCAATTTTAAGTTTAGTAGCCAGACCTTTTGGCGGAGTTTTTAATGTAAAAGACAGAGTTTTATCAAGCGAAGGATATAGCACAATTCCATACCCTTATGCTTTAAAATTTACTGAAAAAACAGATATAGAAATTAGAGCTCAAGCAGACTCGGCAGGAGGAACAGTTACCGTTTCTGCTGCTTTAGATATTGTTTTAATACGAAATGCAGGAGATGGTTCTTAATGGCAACAACAAAAAATGTTAAAAGAACACCAAGCGGTAAATTAAAATATCGTGGTGAAACTTTTTCTGGTTACAACAAACCAAAAAGAGACAGACAAGGTGGTAAGAAATTTGCTGTATTAGCAAAAAAAGGCAATGAAGTAAAATTAATACGTTTTGGCGATGCCAATATGACAATTAAAAAAGACCAACCAGCTAGAAGAAAATCATTTAGGGCTAGACATAAGTGTGCTACAGCCAAAGATAAATTCACAGCAAGATATTGGTCTTGTAAAAAATGGTAATATGCTTTTATATACAGAAAAACAATTAGATGAAGCTTGGCGTTTTGATTGCAAAAAAAGAAGCCAAAGAGGCACAAATTGGCTGCCTAGAGAACAATATCGAGATATATTTGAAGCAGTATTAGATATGCAAATTGAAGACTTGAACCCAACCGTTCAAGCTTTATTGCAAGACGTAGATATTGCTATTCCTAAAGAAATGATGGATTCAATACAAGATGCAATTGATATAGATTTGGACCATGACTAGAAAATTTAAAAAAGTACCCAAAACAGGCGGTGTACCAAAAAAATACACAGCAGGTCTTTCAGCTTCTAAAGCAAAAAAAAGACGAGCAGAAATAAAAAAAATATCTGCTAAATACAAAGCAGGCAAATTATCTGGTGCAGAAATGGATAAGATTGCCAAAGAAAGAGCCAAAGATAAATACAAAAAAGGTGGCTCTGCATCCAAGACACCAGCTTGTGTTAAAAAGTATGCCAAGAGTTCTGGTAAATCAACTTCAACATTAATGAAGGTGTACAAACGAGGCATGGGTGCATATTATTCATCTGGGTCAAGACCCGGCCAAACACCACAATCTTGGGGTTGTGGCAGAGTAAGAAGTTTTGCTACAGGAAAAGGAGGAGCTAGAAAAGCCGATAAAGATTTATTAAGAGGAGGAAAAAAGAAGTGAGTTTAAAACCAGTCCCAAAGAAAAACAAAGGTCTAGCCAAGCTACCAAAGAAAGTGCGTAACAAAATGGGTTACATGAAAACTGGTGGTATAGTAAATGGCGAAAAGAAAAAGTATCATAAAGGTTGCGGTGCTGTGATGGCTGGCCGCAGAAAGCAAACTAAATACAGATAGGAGCAAATTATGAAAAGTCGTGGCAAAATGAGAAGCAACAAAAAACGTGGCG